GAACACGCAAGCGCGAGTATGTCAATCTTTACTAGAAAAAAGCATAAAAGATCCCCATTTCCCCGTGTATCTAAAGGAATAACGGCTCAACAAAGCCATTTTGCAAAAGCGTGTCGCACAATATGTATTGTCCGACACGCTTTTCCCCTATAAAGGCCCCACGTATGGCGCTATGCGCTAGTTGTCACCCATCACCGATCACCCCGGAAGCAACGCCATGCACCATCATGGGTATACTATCCTATAGTATAAGAAACAATAGTATGGGTGGTATCTTGTTTGTTACTATACGGGGGGGGTACCTTAGCACCAGTCTCGTTTTCTGGGGCACAAGTACCGGGAGGCAATCTCGCAGAAATGTAAAAAAAGCACTATTGACAAATCCCCAAAACCATGTCAAAATAACCATTCTCAAACACCATTTGCTACAATATCCATATGGCACGCACAGCAAGACCATTACTCCCCCCTGAAACTCTTGAAATTACCCCTGACGAAAGCGCACTCCCTTCCCTCACGAGCGCTAAACCCCTCAGGGTAGACTCCCCAATTCACCGTGCCTTGGGCATCTCCCCAAACTACACCTTTCGCCAATTCATGAAGGTCGTACACCAAGACAAGGACCTCACCAATAAACTCAAGGCCATGAAACCACTCCTTCGTGACATTGGCATTGACCTCGACCTCGTAGATCAAAAGCAACAAACCAATATTATTGTCCACATGAGCACCCCCCAAGCAGGACAAACCCCAGTCACCTCTCGCTTCGAGGTCGTATCCCCATCCAAAAACCACACAGAATCCCCCCAGAACGAAGATAACAACGACACATGATAAAAGATACCTCCACAGCAGAGAAGTGGCTAAAAGGCGAATCTGAGGTCACAGGCTACAATGAAATAAAGTTCAATCCCAAACAGGTTGCAAACTTCAACGCCACATACAAACACAATCTCATGGCAGGAGGCCTATCCTCAGGGAAAACACTCAGCTCTATCGTCATCAAGTTCATTCTCTTTTCCCAGTGGTTCCCCGGCTCACGTTCCCTTATTGGACGTAAAAGCAAAGAAAACGCGCAGTCTACATTCCTCAAGGATTTCCAAGAAATTGTCCCAGAAGGCGAATACGAGCTCAAGGTTGGCGAGGGAAAAATCGTCTGGCCCAATGGCTCTTCTGGTGAGTTCTGGGGTTTGGATTCTCTTGTGTCAGGTGACGATACCGGAAAAAGTCCACAGAAAATGAAATCTCATAACTTTCATTTTGCTTTTCTTGACCAACTCGAGGAACTAGAAGAAGATTTATATTTTTCAGTGGCATCTCGTATCCGCGCAAAGATGTGTAAACACGATGATGCGCTATTTACTAAGTACAAAAAAAATGGGCACGTGCACTTTGCTGTGTGTTCTGTGTGCCATCTCACGACATTTAATCAAATCAACTCCACCATCAATCCTGCAAACCACTGGAGCCACGCATTCTTCAAGGGTATGCCACCACAGATACTTCCACATCCAAACTCTCATCTCGTGGAAACATCCATGCTTGATAATACCGCAAACTCTGAGGCGTACATCCAGGACCAGCTTTCGCGACCAAAGAAATGGGTAGATCGCTTCGTTTACGGAAAATGGGAAAACTGGGGAGATTCAGAAAAATTGGTGTTTCATGAAGAATACCTACACCAACAGCGCTTATTCCAGCGTACCCCACTCAGGGAAATTGGTGGGTTAAAGATATTCCATGAACCGACCACCCATCTTTATCAAATTGGCCACGATCCGTCTGAAGGCTCACAAGACCCTTGTGCAACAGTAGTATTTGACAGGACTACTGGTGAAGTCGCCGCAACTTTTTCAGATTACATCAGCACATCAAAACAGGCGGAGCAAGTCAAGGCGCTTTGTGATATGTATGGGCTCTTGGAACCACCACTCGTTGTGCCTGAATCTAATGGAGTAGGAGCAGCATTCATCGAACACTTCAAATCGCGATATGGTAAGATATATGAGCGTGAGACATATTCCACTCGAGAAAACAAGTACACAAACAAACTCGGTTGGAATACCTCAATGTCCTCTAAGGCACTGCTGATTGAGCACGCGAAAACACTCTTTGACAGGTCATTCCTCAAGGTCCGCGATAAAATGATTATCGATGAGCTTTTGCAATTTGAATATACCAATATTGCCGCCAAAAAAGGTGCAGGGGCAAAAACTGGAGCTCACGATGACCGCGTTATGGCACTCCTACTTGCCGTCTGGGATTGCAATCCCACAACCAAAGCTGAAAATGTCCTTACAAAAAAACTGAATAACACAAAAAAGACCAAACCTATCACCTATCAATATGTATAAGGACACAAAAAATAAAAACCCACATCGCGAAGCAATCGCAAAGATGTACGACAATGTGGAAATGCCTGGAGGATGGAAGTTCAATCACATGAACACCCTGCGCACTATAGACCTTTTTACTAACTCCAAATACTCTACTGGAGATTTTGACGATCAGGGATATTTTAAGTTTTTCCGAAACATCAGCAATACCCCCTGTGACGTGGCATCAAAGATGATAGACCTTGATGTGCAAAACTTTCGCTTTATTCCGCGCCCATCAATGATGCAGGATGTTACAACAAACGAGATGTGCGTGTACTACATGAGTAAGGACTTCAAGGTATATGCAGATGAGCATCGTTTTGGAAAACTCATCAACGACCTTGGTGACGACCTCCCTAAATATGGTTCCATATTCGTCAAGGACGTTAATGGAGTTGCTCGAAGAGTGGCACCACATAATATGAAGTTTGACCCATCAGCAAAAGACTTGCGTTCAAGTTACTTTGTTGCTGAACCATATTTGATGCGCAAAAATGAGCTAAAGATGAATGCGCATAGGTGGAATAATCCAAAGAATCTCAACACTCTTTTTGACAGAGCAGAAAGTGACCTTTATCTCATCTATGAGTTTTACTGGAACAATGGAGGAAAATGGAAGTTTGAGGTGATTGCCGACGTGTTTTGCTGGAAAGATAAAAGTGGCGGTATCATCCGCTCACTAGAATCCAACATTAACTATCAAGGGGAGCAGATGCCTACAATCATTCTTCACGAAGAGGATGTTAAAAAGCTTCGGTACTACGATCATAAATGGAAGCACGTGGATGGACGACTACTTGGTTATGGGTACGTGGAATATTTGCTCCATGACCAAATTGCGACGAATGAAACAGAAAATATGGAGCGCAAAGGTCTTCATATCTCGTCTCTTTCTCTTCTTCAGACAAGAGACACTTCTGTTGGAGGGAAAAATGTGCTTACTCACCCCCAAAACGGAGACATCATCACTGTCGAGCACGAAATCACTAAGATTCCTCTTGAGGAGCGCAATCTTGCTGCGTACAATGCTACAAACTCACGATGGGCACAGAGCGTGACATCAAAAACCTTCTCTCCAGACGTAGCGACTGGTGGGAATCTCCCATCGCGAACACCTCTTGGCGTAGCGAACCTCCAAGCAGGAATGGTGACATCATTCTACGAGAAGAAACAAGAAAGTTTCGGGATGTTCCTCAAGGATGACGTGCTTAAGGAAATTATTATTCCTTCATTTAAGGAAAAAACCAGCAAAGAGCACCTTCTCACTATTGGTCCAGACGAAAAGGACATGGAAGAATACGAAAGATTCATTGCAAGGGTGTTTGTGGACAAGGCTGTTGCAGACTATGCAGAGAAAAACGGATATTTTCCATCACTGGCCCAAAGAAAGAAAGTAGAGGAACAGGTCATGATGGGACTAAAAGGTCAAAAATACAAGACCGCAAAAATCCGTGACTACTACTATGACAACGCTTCATACAAAATGGAGATAGATGTCACTGGAGAGTCTGTGGATACAGGAATCCGTAGCGCAGTGATTCAGACTGGTATGCAAATCATGGGGTCTAATCCTGCTATTATGCAGAATGCTACAACACGCTCTATGTTTTTTAGGTTTCTTGCGCTTGGAAATGTTACGCCACAAGAGCTAGGTATTGATGTCAACAACATCGATATGACACCTGTCCAGCCTGGTGGTTCAGTGTCCGCCGGTGCACCATTAATGTCCACTAGCACACAGACAATATGAGTATAAAGCTGACTAAGGATGATTTGGAAATGTTTAATTCGTTAGCAGGGAGCAACCTTGGCGAGCGTCTTTCTTCATACCTAGAGCGCTTGCAATCTTCCGTGTGTGACTCAAGAAACTGGGCTCCACACGAGACAAAAGAACACGCAAATAAAACCTCCTCTGTCATCCAGGAAGAAATAATAAACAGGATTCGTGTCACCAAGGACAATCCTACAACACCACCATATCCGTACATGTAAAGTGCTATATGATATAGTGGCGTAAGTTGAGCCAACCACAACTCAACAAATTAATAGAGTCCAATCTCACCAAAATGGAAAATGAATCACAGCTGGTGCCTAACCAAACACCCGAAGCGGAGGACTTCGACACAACCCTCAGTGAAGACGACCACGCTTCGTTGTCTCCACTTGAAATAGCAGAGCGCAAGGCAGAGTTTTATAAAGAGCTCGCTCGCAAGAAGGGGCAAGCACGCGCGCCTGAGAAGCAATTACCCGCTTCCAAAAAGGAAACAGATATTGACGCTCGATTGAGTGCTCACGATCAAAAGGTAGAGCTCCGAATGGAGGGATACAGTGCCGAAGAGGTACGAGAGATTGAAACTTATGCAAAGGGCCGAGGAATCGGACTCACCGAAGCAAAAGCATCTCCTTTTGTTAAGGCAGCAATCGAAGCAATCCGTAAGGATAAGCAGTCTGCTTCTGTTCCAATGGAACCGTCAAGTAGTTCTGTCATGGTAGGAGATAAGTCCGCAGTGGATATTATCCGTGACCCTGCATCGAGTGCATCTGACAAACAGAAAGCACACGAAGCACGCGTACAGTCCATAATGAACAAACGACGTTAGAAACCTAAACTAAAATGGCTTTCGCAAATCCAACCGACGCACTGACAGCAGCTAATCTCGCCGCATTTATTGGTGAGGTGTGGGCTGATATGATTGTCGAAGCAGAGTTTGAGGATCTCACGATTCTTAACTTCGCTCTCGATGGTTCTCAGTGGCTCGCACAGGGGGGTGACATCGCTCACATTCCCGGACTCTTTACCAACATCTACACTGTCCAGACTCAATCAACACAGGGCAATGGAATCGTAGATGAAGGTCTTGGTGCTGATGACGTATCTCTTACTGTTAACACCCATAAGTACATCGCAACGGTGATGGGCAAGAAGGATATGGTGCAGATTCTCAACAAGTATGACCTTTCTCAGGCATATCTTCGTGAGTTCTCTCGCCTCCTTCTCCAGGCCGTCGAAGACTCGCTCTTTGGTTTGTACGCAGATGTCGTGACAAACACCACTGGTAATTCAGGAGGTGCCGTCGTTGACTCCCACCTGCGCACAGCTCGCCAGAAGCTTGAGGGTGCTACCAATGGAAGCATCATCGCAGGAGCTCGTGATTGTGCATGGTTCTTTGACACTCAGACATTCTGGTTGCAGCTCGCTGCTCTTCAGAAGTTCTACGACAAGTCACAGAGTGGAGTCGATGCAATTCAGATTACCGGAAACTTTGGCCCAATGGACAGCCGCAACGCTGCCTACAAGGGAATGGTCTACGGAATCCCTTGCTATGTCTCACCTCGCGTGATTCGCTCGACAAACGTCTCAAAGAATCTGCTCGCACACAAGTGGGCATTCGCGTTCGCAATTCAGGGTGGTTCAAATGGTATGACTTCTACGGAAATCAACTACTTGCCAACCAACCTCGCAACGCTTGTCACCGCTCAAATCATTTACGGTGTAAAGACTGTAAACGAGAAGCGCGCAGTGCTCATTGAGGGCCTCTCCACTACGACTGTCTCTTAATTGAGAGTCAATGTGGTTGGCTGCCCCAATATCACCCCAAGTTTCCTTTATTCTTGGGATGATTGCGGGGCAATAAAGGAAGTCAATCAACACTTATGAAAATATGGTTTTTACGTCGGCACGCAGACAACAGGATTGAGCAAATGGATGAAAGACGAGCCTACGAGACACTTCACAATCCAAACAAGATTGCTTCTTGGGAGATTATAGGTGTATGTGAAGGTCGCATGTGGGGTCTTGATTCGGAGCAAATGAATCCACTTGGAAATGAGCAAATTCGCATTCTTGAGGAAGGACTCAAAGACATTCAGATGCATGATCCAAAAATTCTTCAGCTTGAGGAAATGCAAAGAAAGTATTATCAAGCGATTGACGATTTGGTTTTCAAGGATTTTGCAGACCCAGAGACAGACGAAAGAGTGATTCGGGGACGCGCAATGCTCGATAAGGTAAACCTGCAAATAGAAGAGTTAAAAAGCAAAGACCACCCATTTGCTGCTCTAAACAAAAAAGCAATGGAGGCCCAGATTGAGTTGTGTAAAGGCAATATTATTCAACCATCAAAACGAGCTCTCATTCAAGGAGAAGCAAGTGCCGTAAAAATGATGGTAGAATCACGTGGACTATGAAAAAATCAGACTTAAAAGAATTAGATAGAATATCCAAAAGCATACCAAAAGAGCTATTGGAAAAGCTCGAAAAACGAGTCAAAACCACACCAGAAATGGAAGCAGGATTCATCCGTGCGGTAAATGATGAAACGCTGGACATTGAAACTCGAGAAAAGGCACAACTAATTTTAGATTCTGGTTTTTGGTCAAAAACACACATCGAAGTAGACAGAGATGTGGAAAATCAAATCAGTAAGTATCTGGATGATGAAATAGCAAAATCTCAAAAAATGGGCTTGCTATCGAAGAAGGCACGATTACCAGCAATGATAAAAAAAGCAAAAAAGTATGGAAAAAGAACTCATAGTGAGGCAGATAGTAAACGCGAAGATGGGTCAAGCAATCCAATTCCGAGCCCTTTCAAGAATAACGGAGAGAGCGGCTCAGGAGATTGAAAGTAAAGAAAAGAAGGCACAAGAAATAATCAAAGCAAAGGCAATGCTTACTCAAGCAGAAGAAGCGGAAGCGATTGCCCTAGAGGTTATTGAAATGGACAAAGAGGGTGCTATCCCCGAATTAAAAGCATAATATGTTATAATCTTACTCATATGGCATTTTCAAACCCAACACGTGCGAAAGGTGACGATCTCCGTGCTTCTCAGGAAAAGGAAGTCATGGTGAAGCGATTAGCAGACAACAAGGAAATTATTGTACCATTGCGACTTGCAGATGAGCTTTGTGCTCGCAAGCCAGCAGAGTACGAACGATTAGAAAAGATTGTACCACAAGTAGAAGGAAAGATCCGAGTGGTGACACCTGATGAGGCAAACAAGGAAGCAGGGAACGTGCTTCGGTCAGAGGCTCCTAAGCCAGAGGCTCCTAAGCCAGAGGCTCCTAAGCCAGAGGCTCCTAAGCCAGAGGCTCCTAAGCCAGAGGCTCCTAAGCCAGAGGCTCCTAAGCCAGAGGCTCCTAAGCCAGAGGCTCCTAAGCCAGAGGC